ACGACAACGTCTTCGACCGCAAGGAGTTCGTCTACGGCGTCGATGCCCGCCACAACGTCGGCTACGGCTTCTGGCAGTTCGCCTGGGGCTCCAAGCAGACCCTCAACAAGGCGAACTACAAGATCGCCCGCGAGGCCATGATGGGCATGAAGGGCGACATGGACCGCCCGCTCGGCGTCCGGCCCCGCCTCCTGGTCGTGCCGCCCAGCCTCGAAGGCCAGGCGCTGGAGATCATCAACGCCGAGCGCGACGCCGCCGGCGCGACCAACGTCTACAAGGGCACCGCCGAGATCCTCGTCTGCCCCTGGCTCGCCTGACCTCGGGCGGGCTCTCCCGAGCCGTCGGCGCCGCCGGCGGCTCCAGAGAGGCCGTCACCCATCCGGAGACCACCATGTCCGACACCGAAACCAAGCCCGAGAAGGCCGCCGAGAAGGCTCCCGGCATCCGCATCGTCAGCCGGGCGCATGAGGGCTTCCGCCGCGGCGGCCACGCCCACCCGGCCGACGCGACCTATCCGGCCGACTATTTCACGGCCTATCAGCTCGCGCTGATCGAGGCCGAGCCGCTGCTCACCGTCATCGTCGAGGACGGCGCCCAGGTGCCGAAGGCCGCCCGCAAGAAATAACCCAGAGGGCGGTCCGGTACGGCTCGCGAGGCCCCCGGCACCCGATGGGAACGGCACGACCGTAGGCACCCAGTGCGCCGCCCGCGCCCATTCGAGAGAGTCCATGACCCAGCATTCGGGCCTGCCCGTCGAAGGCTATCGCTCCCAGAACGACGCCAACGTCGCGCTGGTGAACGCGAACAAGCGCGCGGAGGAGCAGGTGCTGCGGATCCTGGACGCCCTGGGCGAGCAGCCAGAGGTCGACAAGCGCTGGCTCGCCATCGGCCGCACCGCGATCGAGCAGGGCTTCATGGCCGTCAATCGCTCGATCTTCAAACCCGCCCGCGTTTCGTTGGATTGAACGCCCCATGCCCTACGCCACCGTCCAGGACATGATCGGCCGCTTCGGCGAGACGGAGATGCTGCGGCTCTCCTCCGTCGACGGCGACCTGCCCGAGACGGTGAACGCCGCCCCGGTCGAGCAGGCGATCGCCGATGCCGACGCCATCATCGACAGCTATCTGCGCAAGCGCCACGACGTGCCGCTCTCGCCCGTGCCCCAGGTCATCACCCGCGCTGCCTGCATGCTCGCCCGCTACGAGCTGAGCGTCGGCGGCGATCGCGAGCCGGCCGACCAGGTCAAGGAAGGCCGCAAGGACACGCTCGCCTGGCTGAAGCAGATCGCCGACGGCACCGTCACGCTGGAGGGCACGACGCCGATCGTCGCGACCTCGGCGGCGATGACGCAGGACCGCGAGCGCATGTTCGGCCGCTTCGGGGAGAACGGGCTGTGACGCTGGCGCTCGATCCCGTCAGCGCCGCCTTCGCTGCCGTCAGGGAGCGGCTGCAGACGTTCTTCCTGCCGAAGAAGTGGGACTTCCACATCGTCAGCGACCCTATGGGCATCGACGAGTTCAAGGCGATCGTCCGCAGGACGCCGACGCTCGCCCTCGGCTGGCGACAGCTCAACCCCACCGACCAGAAGGTCGGCCGGCGTTTCCAGGGCAATCTCGGGATGCGCCTGACCATCGTCGTCAAGCACCCGCTCGACGCGAACAAGCGCTTCATGGGGGATGCCGCCGGGCCGGGCCTGTTTCCTGCCATGTCGGGTGCGATCGCACTGCTCAACGGCTTCACCAAGCCGGAGCTGGGCACCTTCCAGATCACCGCCTGCGCCCAGGCCTTCGCCGAGGGTTACAGCGACGCCAACATGGCAATCGCCACGCTCGACATCGCCTCGACGATCGTCGTCGGCGACGTCACCGGCGATTTCGCCGCCGCCCCCGACTTCCTCTCCATGCTCTCGACCTTCGAGCCCTGGCCCGACGATGCGGTCCAGCCCGTCGACGGTCCCTACGATGTGAGGCCCGCATGAGCGACCGCAAATTCCTGAAAGCCGCCGAAGGCCGCACCGTCCGCCTCGAGGAGACCGGCGAGCCCTGGCCGGCTGACGGCGCCTTCGCCGAGAACACGCGCTTCGTGCGCCGGCGCATCGCCGATGGCGACCTGGTCGACGCCGCGCCGCCCAAGCCCGCCAAGCCCGCCGCCGACGGCGACAAGAAGTAAGGAGCGGCCCCCATGACGATCAACTTCAACGAGATCCCCTATGACTGGCGAGTGCCCGGCACCTATGTCGAGGTGCGGCCGAACTATGTCCGGCGCGGGCTGATCCCGTTCCCGGCCAAGGGCCTCCTGATCGTCCAGAAGCTCGCGGCCGGCACGGCCGTCGCCGGCCAGAAATACGAGATCACCCGGCCCGAGGACGGCACCGCCCTGTTCGGCGCCGGCTCCGTCGGCCAGCAGATGGTCCGCGCCTTCAAGAAGGCGAACAGGACGAACCAGGTCTTCGCGATCGCGCTCGCCGACGACGGCGCCGGTGTGAAGGCGACGAAGACGCTGACCTTCTCGGGCGCCGGCGGCGGGACGATTTCGCTCTACATCCAGAACCGCCGCGTCCGCTACAAGGCGACCTCCGGGATGACGCCGACGCAGCACGCCACGGCCGCCACTGCGGCAATCAACGCCGATGCCGACATGTCCGTGGTCGCGGCCGCCGCGGCTGCGGTGGTCACGCTGACGGCCAAGCATGCCGGCGAGGTCGGCAACCATATCGACGTGCGCACCGCCAAGACGGCCGAGGACGTGCTGCCCGGCACGCTGGCGATCGCGATCGCCGACGGTGTCGCCGGCAGCGGCAACCCGGACATCCAGGATGCGCTCGACGCCATCGTCAACGACTGGTTCACCGACATCGTCGTGGCCTGGGACGACGCCGCCAATCTGGAGATCCTCCAGGGCGAGCTGGCGACCCGCTTCACCGCGATGGGCAAAAAAGACGGGCGCGCCTTCCTCGGCTCGCGCGGCACCTATGGCCAGCTCGGCACCAAGGGCGCGCTGACCAACAGCCAGCTGATCACCATGATCGGCGCCAAGGGCGCCTATGACGCGCCCTGGGAATGGGCGGCGAATGCCGGCGGCATCGCCATGTTCCACCTGACCAACGATCCGGCCCGCCAGCTGCGTTCCCTGGAGCTGCCGGGCCTGACGGCGCCCGACGAGGTCGACTGCTTCACCGAGACCGAGCGCGACCTGCTGCTGCGCCAGGGCATCTCGACCTGGACGCGCACGGTCGACGGCCGCGTCGTCCTGGAGCGGGTCATCACCACCTACAAGCAGACCAATCTCGGCGTCGCCGACGATGCCTGGCTCGACATCACGATCCCCGCCACGATGACGCGGATCCGCTACGACTGGGCGGCCTATGTCACCCAGGTCTATCCGCGCCACAAGCTCGCCGACGACGACAGCGTCGCCGCCAACAACAACGATGCGGTGGCGACGCCGCGCCGGCTGCATGGCTCATGGGGCGCGCGCTGCAAGCTCTACGAGCGCCAGGCCTGGATCGAGAAGGCGAGCGAGACGGTCGGCCGCAGCGTCTTCGAGCGCGACGCCAGCAACCGCAACCGCGTCAACAGCCAGCAGCCCGTCATCGTCATCGGCAACCTGATGAACCTGATGTCGGCGCTCGAATTCGAGGTCTGATCGACCCGCACGTAACCGCGCTTCAATGCGCCTTGAAAGGAATTCGCGATGACGCAGACGCTCGGCATCATCGACCTCGTCTGGAAAGGACGAAACGTCCCCGTCGAGAAGGGCGCCAAGCTCAAGCTCGGCGGGATGAAGAACAACGGCGTGGTCTATGGCCGCAAGGTCGGCCGCGCCCAGGAGTTTGAGGCTTCGGAGATCGAGGCGGTCACCAACCTCGAACGCGGCCAGCGCATGTCCGACCTCTACACGTCGGAAGAGGGAGAGCTGCAGGTCCAGTGCGACACCGGCCAGACCTACACCTTCCCCGACGCCTTCCTGACCGACAACCGCGAGATGACCGGCGGCGAGGGCGGCAAGATCCCGCTGAAGTGGATGGGCGGCGACTATGAGGAGATCGTCTCGTGACGAAGCAGGGCAGCACGATCGTCATCGACGAGAGCGAGGACGAGGCCGGCGGTGCCCCGGCCGCCGCCGGCGCCGCCATCGTGATCGACGACGGCAGCGAGGAGAAGGCAGCCAAGCTGCCGGCGCGCGCGGTCCGCAACGATGACGGCACGGTCACGCTCTCGCTGTCGGCGCCGGTGTCACTGACGGTGAAGACGGGCCGCGGATCCTCCGAGGAGGTCTATTCCGAGCTGACCTTCCACGAGATGACCGGTCGGGATCTGCGCCTGATCGGCCAGGCCAAGGCCGAGATGCAGACGATCGTCGCGCTCGCCTGCGCGACCAAGCTCTCGGTGGCGCGCATGAACGGCCTGTTCGACCAGCTCAAGGCAAAGGACGTCACGGCCGCCGCGGCCGTGATCTCGTTTCTTCAGGAATGACTGGCCCGACGACTGGCACCTGATCGTCGGGTCCGTCGCCCGATACTACGGCGGCGGCTTCGACCGGGCTGAAGGCTTAACGCTCTCCGAGCTGCGCTGGTGGTTCAACATCGCCGCCGAGTTGGAACGCCGGGCGAGAGAGGCCGCCGAGGCCGAGAGGAGCTGAGACCGTGGCCAATCGCGACATGAAGGTCTCGGTCCTCGTCCAGCTCGTCGACCGGCTGACGGCGCCGCTGCGGGGCATGACGCGCGGCATCGCCGGCGTCGCCAACCGCGTCGCGGATCTCGGCCGGCGCATCGGGGTCGTCGGCGCCGCGCTGGCCGCCGTGTCGTTCGTGGGGCCGATCAAACAGGCGGCGGCCTGGGATGCGCAGCTGCGCGACATTGCCATCACGGCCGGGAAGACGGGCGGCGCTGCCGAGGCGATGATTGCGGATCTGTCCGCGCGTTACCAGAAGCTGGCGTTCGACACCGGCCAGACCTACATGGAGATCGCGGCAGGCGCGAAGACGCTCATCGCCAGCGGTATGGACTCGACCCTCATCGAGAAGATCCTTCCGACGATCGCGAAGGTCGCCACCGCCACCGGGGCCACGCTCGAAGATTCCGCCAAGACGGCGTTCGCCCTCAGCGAGACGCTCAAGGTTCCGGCCGATCAGCTGGAGGCGATGCTGGGCAAACTCACGATGGCCGGCAAGCTCGGCCGGTTCGAATTTCGCGACATGGCGCGCGAGTTCCCCGAACTGACGGCCCAGATGGCGAAGTTCGGCATCGTGGGACGGGAGGCCGTCGAGTTTCTCGGATCCAGCCTGCAGGTCGCCATGCTCGGGACCGCCAGCCCGGCGCAGGCGGCGACGAACCTCAACAACTTCCTGACGAAGATCAACGCTCCCGAGGCGATCAAGAAGTTCGAGAAGGAGCTGAAGGTCGACCTCACCGGCGTCATGACGGATGCCACGGCCAAGGGCATCAACCCGATCGAGGCGGTCATCCAGAAGATGATCGACAAGCTCAAGCCGCACCAGGCCGAGATCGACAAGATCATGAAGAAGGCCGGGGTCAGCGACAAACAGCGCGCGCAACAGATCGAGACGCTGCTGGCGGGCACGCGCGTGGGAAAGCTCTACCAGGACATGCAAGTGCTCGGGTTCATCCTGCCGATGATGCAGAGCATCGACAAGTTCAAGGATTTCAGACGGCAGCTTCGCGAGGCCGGCGTCGAGACGATCGTCGAAGATTTCGCGACGCGAATGAAGGGCCTGGAGCCCCAGCTGCGCCAGTTCGGCGTCCTCACTGGCGGCGTCGCAAACCGGATAGGCCTTGCCTTCGCTTCCCACCTGCCGGGCGCGATGAGGGCATTGCAGCAACTGCTGAAATGGGTCGCTTCAGTCGACGGCAAATGGCCGGGCCTCATCGACGGCGTGCTCTCCTGGACCGGTGCGCTCCTGATCCTCGGCGCCGCGCTCGTGGTGCTGACCCCGATCGTCCGGGCGCTCGCGGTCGCCGTGTTGCTGCTGTTCTCGCCGATCGGGCTGATCGTGCTGGCACTTGCCGCACTCGCCTTCGCCGCATGGTATGTCTACCAGAATTGGGACACGATCGGCCCCAAGCTGAAGGCGATCTGGGACGGGATGGTCGCCCCTGTCGTCAATGCCTGGAACTCCATCAAGCAAGCATTTTCCGACGCAGTCGCCTGGGTCGAGCAAAAGGGTAATGAACTCGCCGCTTGGGCG